CCACTTCGTTTTTTTTTTGTTTTTTTTTTTTTTTTTTTTAGGGGTAGGCAATTAACAATAAAGAATAACAACCATAACAATCATAACAATCATAACGACATTAACAATTTATTTGTCTGGATATCAGAACTATGGGAAGATGGCAATGTAAAATTTGATGAAAATGAGGTAAGGTAATTGTGTTATCTTTCCAGATAATAGTATGTAGTTGAAAGTTTGTACTATGAAATAGGTATAAGTGTATTAAATAATTTAATCCACTAATTTATCGAAAAGTGTATTAAATTTTTTAACTAACTATGTTATATTCCAAGATTATAATATATAGTACTAACTATAAACTAATACAAATAAAAAAACCCTAGATGAATTAACATCCAGGGTTAATGTTAACAGCTAGTGTATCGCTTTTAGTTTCTTTAGCCTCTAGAGCTCATCCATTCTTTTTCTAGTTCATCTGCTTGGGCATTCATGCCGATAGCACGGAGTGCTGCTATCCCAGTTCGGAACTTCTCCTCATCGGTCTGGACCTTTCGACCGATGCTAGTAGCCTCAAATACAGCTCCATTTAGTTTCCGAAGTTCTCCGATATTCATAGCTCGCCATACTCTCTGACCTGCTATAGTCCTGTTACTAGCAAGCCATGACCTAATCTGAGAATCAGAGGCACTCGCAAAGTCCAGTTCTATGGTCAACTGAACTGATTCTTTGTTGTCATTAGTAATTGAAAATGAGTGCGCTACTTTGCCGATAAGTTGTCCGAGTGTATTCGCCATGATATTCTCCTATGCTTTTGCTAGGTTATTTAGCGATACACTAGCCATTCTACATAGCCATTAGACCTAAACGATTTAATGGCTTAGATTTTCAAAGATCTGAAACTACCCAACAACCTGGATACATCATATCAGACTGATACAATATGTCAAGGTATTTTATGATCATACGGTTTATTCAGTGTTACATACTAGCCAGCCGGCATATGGGGAGTATGTAGCCAATAGTCCGCCGGGTTAGCCCCTTCAAATTTTGTCCCAGAATCTATAATTAAATGTACAAATTTGTACAATTACAACTATATCATAGATGAGGGATATTGATTATACGGAGAATTACGTTGACATTTACTACTGAGTTTTATATAATGGAGTAGGTAGAGAGAGGAGGTGATAGATAGTGACTAAGGGAGTTAGTTCTTATATCAAATCGAGGAGTGTTATAGATCGGGAACTTAGTGAGATGTTAGGGGATAGCGATTCTGTGAAGATCCAAACTCCGACACCGACACCGAAGCCGGAAGTTCAGAAACCAAAGCCTAAGGCTGAGAAGAAGTGGTGGGAGAAGTACAGTGATAGACTCAGATAAACAAGTATCACTTTATGGATTTGAATTTAGAGAGGTCGATAATAGGAGATCTGACCGTGAGCATTCTTACGACATAAAGCAGCTCTGGCAGCGCTCACATGAGATTCTTGGTCTAGCTATCCAAGGACTTAAGAATACTGAGATAGCTAAAATACTTAACATTACTCCTCAGACTGTTAGTAATACACTTAACTCGACTCTTGGTAGAGAGAAGTTATCAGAGCTTAGAGGAGAACGAGACGAGCATTATACAAAAGTATCTGAGCATGTGAAGGCTCTAACTATTAAAGCTTTAGACACCTATCACGCAATATTTGATTCTCCTGGGGTCGACAGTGAGTTGAAGAAAAAAACTGCTGATACGATTACCTTAGACATCGCTGGAATGAGAGCTCCTACCAAAGTCGATACTCGATCACTCCATGCTCATGCTACGATTGAAGAAATTAATGATTTTAAGAGGAGAGGAATGGAGGCTATAAGAGAATCAGGCTTTAACATTAATGAAGGAGACAGAATATGAAAAAGCTGTTGATTGCACTAATACTCTGCTTTACCCTTCTATCACTCTCATCCATAGGTGCCTGTGAGGTCTGGTACACTGCGAATCAGAAGACTTTCTCATGGGAGGCAGTGACAAAGCTTGAAGATGGATCACCTATCCCATCTGGTAGCACTATCAAATATCAGCCTTATATCAAGCTATCTACCGCTACAGAAGGTACTGCATATCAAGGTGAGATTACTGAACTTAGCAAGACTATCACTTTTACTGTCGAAGGAGCATATTATCTAGGTGTCAAAACTATCAGATATGTTGGCACTGAGAAGGTATCAGAGTCAGCTATCTCTTGGTCTAATGATCCGCTAGTCTGCTTTGGTGGAGTGCCTTTTGGTGTTAACTACTACCAATCACCTAAGAAACCTATGAACTTGAAGGGAGAATGACTAATGGGATTTAATCTAGGTGTCTTCCAATACATTGGATTTGGTCTTGCTATTGCTAATGGTATCTGTGCTGCATTGGCAGATGGAAAGCTTACAGCAGATGAGATCATTGGCTTTATCAACACTATCATCACCAATTTCTCTCCTAAGCTGAAGATTCAACCTGGAGAGATCATATTTGACCAAAGTCTTGATGGTAATGTATCTATCACACTTGCAAGCTCATTACTTGAGCGAACCAAGATTGATATCTGCTAATCGCCAAGTGGATTAAAAAATTTAACACACTAATATGATGAAAAAGTTAGAAAAACTCCTCGAACTTCTAAAGCAGCCAAGTACCTATAAAGGAATTATAGGTCTCTTAGCATTGTTTGGACTAAGATTCGGAGAAGGTCAGTATGATGACTTTGTAGATGGGTTGATAGTTATCTATATGATGATATCTATATTTATTCAGGACTCTTAACTATGTGCTTAATTACTGGTGGACATGGTTTTATAGGTACTAATCTGTGCTATGAATTATCTAAGCAACAGATTATGTTTAGAGTCTTAGATATCACTCCTGCTAGATATCCTTGGTCTCTGGATGCTTTATATACAGATGTAACTTTGCCATTATACTATATCTCAGGCCATATGCTAGTTCATCTAGCTTCAGAGACAAATGTCCGTTATTCTATAGCCCATCCCCGTAGATCTATATCTAGAAACTGTCTTGGCATGCTCAACTGTTTAGATCAACTTAGATCTGAAAACTTTAAACATCTAATATTCACCTCATCAGCCAGTTCTGACCTCTCCGAATCTCCATATCTAGCATCGAAAAGAGCCTGTGAAGCACTTTGTCAAGCATATAAATCTAGCTATGGTGTAAATATAAAGATTCTTAAGCTATCAAGTGTTTATGGGCCACACTCAATTAAGAAAAACAGTGTAATTCCATCTTTTATTAAGAGATGCATCAATAGAGAGCCAATCGTAATCTATGGAGACGGTAGCCAAGTCCGAGATTTTATCAATGTAAAGGATGTGGTTAAATCTATCACCCATCAGAAAGAGGGATTTATAACTACTGGAAAGCTTACTACCATATCGAGGATAGCTGAGATCATATCTTCTGTATCGAATGAGTTAATAGACTTCACTCCGGAGATTAGATATGAGCAGTTTATAAATGGAGAAGTCAGACGACCTCTGGAAGTGAAGAGTGATCTGTCGACTTTCGTAGATATCGAGTCCGGTATATATGAGACTTTCCAATGGTTCAAGAGGAACTATGCAAGTCAACAAATGGTCTGAACCTGAAGTTATAAGAGCTGAAAAGTTGTGGGGACTTAAAGTGCCGGACTATTCTAGCGATATGTATAAGTTTGCAATAAAGGATTGTAAAAGCTGGTTAGACCTAGGATGCGGATTTGGAAGATTCTTAAATTTTTTAATTAACTCAGAAGGTCCAGATATCAACTATATCGGTTATGACAGCTCACCTGATATGGTTAATAGATTTATTGAAAGATTTCCAAGATTTTCATCTAATGTCTATATCCATGATCTGACGAAATCTTCTATAAACCATCTTCAGGAATCTATCATATGCTCAGCTGTCTTAATACATCTTACTAATGAAGAACAAGATTTTGTATTTGATAGTATTTTGAAAGCTAGCCCAAAGAAAGTCTCTTTTGATATAAATAACTGGGTAGTAGATGGGAAAGAGAAGATAGCTTATAGATATATTAAAGGTACAGAAGGTGCTTTCAGAATGAATTGGCAATCTCATCCTGAGATGACTTCTAAAATTACTAATATGTTTATAAGCTATAATATTACTACCAAAAATTATAAACTTTGGGATAATAGATATAAAATAGTATATATGTTAGAAAGATTATAAATGAAGCTTTCGGTAATCATAAGTAATAGGAACGATATAGTTCCACTTAACATTACTATAAATAGCTGTATAGAGGCATTTAAGTCTTTAACCTGTAAGGCTGAAATTGTTATCTGTGATAATTCAGATACTAGCCATCATAAGCTTCTCTCAGTTGCAATACCTAATGGATGGGTAAAGAGTAAATTAGTAAAGGTTATAAATCAGAATAGACCTTGCTTCACTAGTGCACGTATGAATGCAGCTGAAGTTGCTACTGGTGAGTATATATTTTGTGTAGACTCTCATGTCCTATTTGGATTTAATACACTGAAGGACTCAGTAGCCTTCATGGATTCTAAAGCTGATGATCCTAACCTAGGCTTTGGCCATCCACCTATCAGATGGGCTCATCAAGGTCCAGCTGCTATAAAGCATACCTTGAAAGTCAGTCCTCATGGACTACCAAATGGAGGTTGGGATGGATCTTATACAGTACAAAGGAAAATGTATTGGAAGTTTATGCCTTGGATCTGTAGGAGAGATTGGTACTTAAACATCTTAAAAGGCTATGGTACTCATGCTAATGCTATGCTATCTTGGGGTGGGGCAGAAGCACTTCAGCAAGTTAAGTCATTAATGTTAGGATATGATAATTGGGCTATAATTACTGATCCTATTATTCATATAGGTCCATATACTCCAGATGTAATAGCCCTCGGTCAGTATAAGTATAGGACTTACACAGCTAATGGTAACTACCCTCATGGATTTGGAGTACTTGTAGCTAATGCGGTTTTAGCTGGTAATGAGTTAGGTTATGAATTATCTAAGCTAGGTGAAGAACAGTTTACTAATAGGCATAATATAAAAGTAGATGATTATTGGAACAAGGCTGTTGGTCTAGCTAAAGCTGAGCATGAATGGCTTATGGATGTGAAAAAGTATTCTTATCAAGAATTGATAACTAAAAAACCTTGGGAAGTGAGTTAAAAAATTTAATCCACTATGGAACAAGATTCAGAAATATCAGAAATACTATCATTGTGTTCTATAAGTACTAGAGCTGTTGCTAAGACTTTCTTCCCTGAGCGATTTAGTCAACCTTTTGCGTATAATGTACATCAGAAGATATTTGATCTTATAGATGGACCAGCTAACAAGGTGGCCATAGCTGCTCCTCGCGGATGGGGTAAGACTTCCATAGTTGCTCTTGCATTTATAGCTAGATACATCTTATTCAAGCATGTTCAATTTATCTGCTATATTAACAAAAGTCACGATGCTGCATCACTTCAGACTGAGAATCTTCGCCGTGAGTTAGTAACTAATAAGATGATAAAACACTACTTTGGAGATTTCAGACAGCGAGATGTAAATAAGCATGAGTTTGAAGAAGTCTTCAGCAAGAAAGCATGGGTGGCTTATGATTCACTTATCTGGCCACGTGGAGCTGGACAACAAGTTCGTGGAGTTTTATTCAAGAATGATCGACCTGGACTTATTGTTATAGATGATTTAGAAGATCCAAAAGAGATTGAGAATCCCGAGATTAGAAAATCTCAATTCCAATGGCTTTATGCAGATGTTCTTAAAGCCGTTCCTCGGCTTCATAGAAACTGGAAAATAGTATATATAGACACACTTAAGCATGAGGATTCCATTCTTCAAAAACTGTTAAGCTCGCCTGATTGGGAGTCTGTCAGACTTGAAGCTTGTGATGATAACTTTAAATCAACTGCCCCTCACTTTATCTCTGATGATGAGATTATGAGAGAGTGGGAAGAACATCAAAGTGCTGGTCAAACTGATGTATTCTTTAGGGAACTTCGCAATCTCCCTATATCAACCAAAGATGCATCATTTAAGAAAGAATATTTTCATTACTATAATCTGCCTTTAAGCCATCCAAAGAGTGAGAATGATATAGACTTAACTGATGCAGAGATCTTTGATAGTAAAACTATTGAGACAGTGGTTATTTTAGATCCTGCAAAAACTGTTAAAATTCACTCAGCTGAGTCTGCTATATTAGGAGTTGGTATAGATTTACAAAGTGCAAAGCTTTATATTAGAGATGCTATATCAGAGAAGATGTACCCTGATGAGATTTATTCAGCTTTATTTGGGATGGCTATAAATTTAGGTGCTAAGGCAGTAGGAGTTGAAGTTACCTCTCTTAACGAGTTTATTAAACAACCTATTAAAAATGAGATGTTCAAACGAGGCAAGTTCTTTGAATTCATCTGGCTAAATGCTAGAGGAGGAAAGAAAAAGGAACTTCGTATAAAAGAACTTGTTCCATATTATAGGCTTGGATATATCTACCATAATGCATCTTGTGCTACTATTAAGAAACTTGAATCACAACTTATGATGTTTCCCAGATCTGCTCTATGGGATCTAATGGACTGTGAGGCTTATATAATTGAGATGCTAGAACTTGGAGATAGGTACTTTTCTCCTACCCTAGATGAGGAGAATGCTGAAGCTGAGTATAAAGAGCTAGAGTATGATAATCCTGTTGAGGGTTGGAGATATGCATAATGATCTATACGTTAACTGCAGAAGCTATTATAGGAGCTTTGACACTAATCGGCACTATACTAATAGTATTGCATAAATCTGGGTTAGTGTCATTTGGAAGACAGAAAGCGATGGACTGCAAAGAATGCCCAGAGCATGATGAGCAAAAGAAGCTTGTAGTTGAATCCTGCATTGCTATAAAGGAATATAAGATGACATCTGGATTAATGTCTATAGAGATACAGTCTCTGAGAGAAGATATAAAAGATATTAAGAATACTATTGATAAAAGGGATGAAAATGCTCAGATTGAATTTAGGCGTATTAGAGAGATGATAGGTGAACTAAGTGGGTATGTGAGAGGGATTCATAGAACTAGAGAAGAGAGTTAAATTTTTTAAATGACTATTTGGCCATATAGATCTATCTCTGCAGGAGACTTTGAAGTCGCATCAGTTGCACTCACAGCTGGTAGCGCCAATACAAAGGGATCTTATTCTGCGGCTATATCATCTACGGCCAGAAATGCGTCTGGGCTTATAGCGTATTTAGAGGTATTAAGTGCTACTGCTGACTATCTACTTGATATAGCCATTGGAGCCGCTGGTAGTGAGCAGGTTATAGCTGAGAATCTAATATTCTCAGGAGCTACTTATAGTACAAGAACTACTTCAGTAGTTCATCTGCCTATATCGATTAAAGCTGGGACGAGAATATCTTGCAGGATCCAATCTACAACTGGTAGTGCGACTGCGACTATTAGTATTAGCCTTATAAACTTTGATACAAGAATACCTAGCTATAGTAAGATGACCACACTTGGAGCTAATACAGCTGATAGTGGAGGGATAAGTATAGATACCGGAGGAGTTTCTGGAACTTATGGATCTTATACCGAAATATCAGCGTCTATATCTGATAATTTCAAAGCTATAGCAGTGGGTATAGGTAATCAAGTTAATAATGCTAGGCAGACCACATTCTTTACGGTGAGAGTTGGTATAGGAGCTGCAGGTAGTGAGCAGGCTATCTTATATATCATTGAGCAATCTAGTAATGCTCCTAATGCTATTCAAACTATATCACCTCCATTCCCTATATGGGTGAAGAGTGGGTCTAGACTAGCTGTAAGTGGATCTTCTGGTACAACTGATGCAACTGATAGATTATTTGACGTAATCTTATATGGGCTATCTTAATGGGCGACTTTCCAATATTAGATAATCTTACCTATGCGTACCAAGATAATATACAGGTAAGTGCGCCTAATTCTAATAACAGCAAAGGATCATATGTTCAGCTTACATCTTCTCTATCGGATAATATATCCTTATTTTATCTTATAAGCGCTTATTCTTCATATAATCAGAGATTCTTAGTAGACATGGCTATAGGTGCTGCTGGAAGTGAGAATATAATAATAGCTAACATACCTATCCAGGCGTTTGCATATAATTCCTCTGGAGTATATCCTATCCACTTTCCATTTAGGCTTAAGCAAGGTGTAAGGATATCTTTCAGATGCCAGTCTGATTATAAGAACTCTAAGATAAATATGGGAATACTTGGGCTTAAGTATAATACTCTATCAGAATCTTTTCAATCCTGTGATACTATGGGAACTGTAACAGGGTCCTCAAGAGGAACCTCTGTTGATCCTGGTGGAACAGCTGATACATATGGGTCTTATACTGAGATAGTATCATCTACATCTAGAAATTACAAGTCTTTGCTGGTATTTGCTTTACCTACTTATACGTCAGGTCTTACTTGTACAAGAACAGTAAAGATAGCTCTTGGTGCAGCTGGTAGTGAGATTGACATTGCTCAGAGATGTATATGTGGACAGAATAGTATATATGACTATGGAGTTCACTCCTATCCATGGGTTATACCTTTTAATGTTAAATCTGGAGTGAGGATATCGGCTGCAGCGAAGTGTTCATCTACTTCAACTGGTAGAGAGACTTATGTATCTATAATAGGTTTAGTGTAGGAGCTAACAATGGCTGTTACAAGTGTAGGTTCTGGAACTCAACTTGCTGTAATATCTACTGAACATACATTGGATACAGAGACTACTGCGGCTGTCTATGTACTGGTAGTAGACCTATCCAACATGGCTATTGGAGATTCTCTAACATTGAGGATGAAGACTAAGGTAGCCTCTGGAAAGACCTCTAGACTAGCATTTGAGAGGATCTTTAGCCATGAACAGATAGAGCCGAATGTCTATTCCTCACCAGTACCTATCGATACTGAGCTGGTATGTACACTAACTCAGACAGCTGGGACTGGTAGAAACTTTGATTGGAATCTATTAAAGATATCATAATATGAGTTTCCTAACTCAATACGCAGGTTTACTGTATCAACCTAGTGGGGCTCCACCTCCAACTACTGTAGCTCCAACTACACTTGCGCCAACAACCTTAGCTCCGACGACTCTAGTACCTACAACCTTATCACCTACGACCTTGCTACCAACTACACCAGCTCCAGTATTAGCTAAGTTAGTCGGTGGTAAGTTGGTAAATGAATCTATTATATTTGGGAGATTGGTTCAATGAACTATCTCGGTGATTATTCAGAAGATTCTATGATAGATATCTTCTTTACCACACATAGTAAGGAAGGTGGAGCACTTGCGCCATCAAGTGCTTTTGAGGCGGATGATATAAGGATATATAAGAATAACTCAGCATCTCAAAAAACTACTACCAATGGCTTAACAATGACTAGTCCATTTGATTCAGTAGTTGGCCTACATCAACTTCGTATAGATACTAGCAATGATACTGGAGATGCTGGGTTTTGGGAAGATGGGAATGAGTATATTGTGATACTTATTCCGGATGAGACTGTTGATGGTGAAAGTGTGGTTAAAGTTATTGCATCATTTTCTATCGAGAGATCTAATGGATCATTGGATTATATTAAATCTGTTGATACGCAAGTAGGTATCACTGATGGTAAGGTAGATACTATTGATGGGGTAGTTGATGCTATCTTAGTAGATACTGGGACCACTCTCGATGGAAAGATAGATGTTATTGATGGTATAGTAGATGCCATCTTGGTTGATACAGGAACTACACTTGATAGTAAGATTAATACTATTGACAGTATAGTTGATGATATATTAGTAGATACTGGTACTACAATTCCTGGACTGATTGCAGCTTTGCCTACTGTTGATCTTATCCATGATGAAGTTGTTGAAGGAACTATTACTCTTCGACAAGCAATTAGGTTGCTAATAGCCTATGTGTGTGGTAAAGCTAACGGGGGTGGGACTAGTACATTAAATTATAGAGATCAAGCTGATGCACTTAATCGTATTACTTTAACAGTTGATGCTTCAGGTAATAGAAGTGCTGTGACGCTAAATGTTACATAAGACAATTAAATAATTTAATTAAGTATGGCATGTAGCTACTTACAATTATCTGACTTTCCACATAGGGGAATACCTCTTAGAGGTTGGCCTGAGTATGGTCATCTAATGTATCCTATGCTTGGTCTATATTGGGAAGAGTTATCTATAATAAATGATAGCTCTAGTGTGAATTCTACAATGCTAGATGGGTTATCTTTTATATCAACTATATCAGATGAACTGATTCTTAACTCAGTCATTCTTGAAAAATGAGGTGGATATGTCTGACAGGGTATTTGTAGGAGATAATGTCTTACTAACTCTTGCAACTTATAAGAACTTATCTACCTTTACAGATCTAAGAGTTAAGTGGCAGAATCCTTATGGGACTAAGGGATATTGGACAGCTGTAATTCATCCGTCTATTAATACGAAGATACAGTCTAATATTACCTTTGATACATCTGGAACTTGGAAAGTCCAAGCTTTTGCATCCAAAGTTGGGTATAAGTACCATGGCTATTGGGCTGAGATAAGGGTTTATGAACCAGTAGCCCCCGATACAACTACATTACCTGTAACTACTGTTCCAACAACTTAGTTAAAAAATTTAATCAACTCATTTGGGGTACTAAAGATGCCATATATAGTAACGGGAGATCCAAGACAGTATAAAGTTGATACGTCGATCTATACTAGGCAAGTCTTCGACTATCAATATCCCTATGATCTGGACCTCAAGCCTGGTAGTACTCTACATGATGAGATCAGGAATAAGATCTGGCAGAGAGCTTGTGAATCTAGGCATGAGATGAGTAAGCGATTTAGCTCATGGAATGAAGTAGATAAAGTACTAACTGCTTATATTCCAACTAGCGTAAAGGAAAAGAATATTAAAGCGAAGGATCCGCGTAAGCCTGTATCAATAGTATTTCCATACACCTATTCGATGATGGAAGCATTATTGACCTATATGACTATGGCTTATGTCCAGGATCCTATGTTTCAGTATGAAGGAGTTGAAGATACTGATACTAAAGGTGCAATGTTGATGGAGATGATTGTCCGTCTTCATTGCTTTAAGACTAAGGTAGCTTTATCTCTGCATACTATTCTTCGAGATGCTTTTGCATATGGAGTTGGGATAGGTATTCCTGGATGGAGAACACTATATGGAAGAGTTCCTATAAAAGCATCAGTTATTGATGAGAGTGGATTTGGACAGAATAGGTTAGATCAGGTAGAATTTGTAGACTCACTAATATTTGAAGGTAATGAGCTTTCTAGCATAGATCCATATATGTGGCTTCCAGATCCATCTGTATCAAGTGATAATATTCAGAATGGAGAGTTTAATGGATGGATAGATCGTGATAACTATATGAATCTCTTATCACAGGAATCTCATGATGATACTTTGTTCAATGTAAAGTATCTTAGGGAGAAGCAAAATAAGAGATCAACTTTTGCTAACGATCAGAGTGATAGACAACTTAAGTATGGTGGTGGAGCTAATACTGCAAGGAATTTAGTGATGTCTACTAATCCAGTAGACACTATCAAAATGTATGTTAATCTTATACCTAAAGAATGGAAACTTGGTGATAGTGAATATCCTGAGAAATGGTTCTTTGCACTAGCATCTGATGATGTGATTATTAGTTGTCATAAGGCTAATCATAATCATGGCCTATATCCGATGGCAGTAGCAAGCCCTGAGTTTGATGGGTATTCTATTACACCACAGAGTAGAATGGAAATCTTATATGGTCTTCAAGGTACTTTAGACTTTCTCTTTAATTCTCATGTAGCTAATGTTCGTAAAGCTATTAATGATATGCTAATAGTTGATCCTTACTTAATCAATATTAAAGATCTTGAAGATCCTGAGCCTGGAAAGCTTATTAGACTTCGTCGTCCAGCTTGGGGTCATGGAGTAGATAAAGTTGTTCAACAGTTAGCTGTACAGGATATTACTAGGGCTAATATATCTGATAGTGCTTATATTACTCAGTGGATGGATAGGATATCTGGTGCTGATCAATCTATGCAAGGTACACTTCGCCAAGGTGGTCCTGAAAGATTAACTAAAGGTGAATTCCAAGGGACTCGTGGATCAGCTGTAAGTCGTTTACAGAGGCTTGCAATGATAGTTGGTATGCAATTTATGCAAGATATAGGTACTATGTTTGCTGTCCATACTCAACAGTATATGTCAAAAGATACATATGTTAAGATTATAGGTAGATATCAAGATCAGATTGAAACTATGTTTGGTGGAAAGAATAAGGTAAGAGTATCTCCATATGATCTTGCTATTAGCTATGATGTAATTGTAAGAGATGGTTCAATTCCTGGTGGGAGTTTCTCTGATTCATGGATACAGATGTTTACTACTATAGTTCAAACACCTGAATTATATCAGCAGTTTGATATATTTAGAATATTCTCTTATATAGCTCAACAACTAGGAGCTAAGAATGTTGAAGACTTTAGGAAAGTGACTCAGAATATTCAGCCTGTAGTTATGCCAGATGAGAAGGTAAGTAGAGAAGTCCAAGCTGGAAACTTAGTTCCTATGGAGTAATCTAATGGCACTTAAAGATATTATAGTAAGATCTACAAAAGGTGATCTGGAGGATTTTAAAAAGTCTATTATCTGGCTAGATATTAAGAGGGAACTAAATGCTTGGAAACGAGGGTTTGAACGTGAGAGGGATGCCATAGTTGATGATGCCTCTACTTCTAATCCATCTACAGCTTCTGTGCTATTACATTTAGGTGATATAAATGGAAGAATTAAAGCAGTAAAGTATATGTTATCAATACCTGATGTATTTATTCAGATATTAGAATCAGAATCAAAAATAGATGAAGTAAATAATAATGAAGGAGAGATTTAATAATGGAAACTGATGATAGTGTAAAAGCAGAAATTGAGGAGATGATTAGGTCTTTAAATAGTGTAGATGATGAGGTTGTGCCTAATACTGACCCTCCAGTTCAAAGTTCAGATGAGTCTCAGGATAAGGAAGTTAAGGATGAGTCTTCTGAAGCTAAGCCACCGACTACGGATGTCCCAGCTAAAGAGGAAGATGAGTTATCTAAACTCAGATCTAGGATCCTTGAGCTTGAATTATCCATCAAGGGTAAAGATCCTGATAAGGATAAGGAAGTTCCTCCTGCAACTGATCCACCGATAGGAGAGAAGAACTTTCTGGAAGGTGTTGATTTAGATGATATTAGAGATGATCCAGTAGCACTTAATAAGTTATTAAACAAAATCTATGCCCAATCAATAGCTGATGCTAGGGATATTATCAAACATGCTAGGAAAGAGACTTTTGAAACTCTTCCTACTGTAGTTACTGAACAGATTGAGCTTAAAGCTACTCTGAGGAAGATGACTGATGAATTCTATGCTGCGAATCCAGATCTTGGTAAATGGAGGAAGTCAGTTAGCACAGTATTTAATGAAGTGGTAAGTGAAAATCCTAATATGAAGATATCTGATGTGCTTAGAAAGGTAGGTGATGAGACTAGGGAAAGATTAGGTTTACCTAAACCAGATACTAGATCGGCTAAAGATAATCAAACTAAAACAAAGGATGAAGGTGACCCTCCTCCGCTACCTAAGCGGAAGGGTTCCAGAGTCCAAACACAAACTCCTACAGAGAAAGGATCTACAAAATCTCAGATTGAAGAGATGCTTAACTTTGTCGGGAGAAGATAGGAGGATTTGAAATGCTTGAGGATAAAGTTGACAGTCATGCATCAGTAGTGGATAAATATCACTCGCCAGGTGCTAATTATCAGATGACAGTGAGGGACTATGTTCTTCGTCCCCGTGCGTCTGTCTCATCTGGGGCTATCACCATTACGCTTCCGCCTGTAGCAGAGGCAAAGGGTAGGTTCTATTCTATCATGGCTCGACAGGCTAATCCTGTACTTACCATTACCATTGAGGATAAGGATGATAGTGAGTGCTGGGAAGGTGATATTGTCTTCAATGGGAAGTGCGACAGAGCGTTGATGTACTCAGATGGTCTATCATGGTATAACTTGAAGGCTGAGTACTCTCCTGGAACTACTATTGTTCCTACTACCGAAGCTTTATAATCTAACAGTTGGTTAAATTATTTAACTGACTTTAACATAAATAGGAGGACTTTAAAATGTTTCTTGGAATGCGAGGCACTAACGACTGGGTATCAAATCAGCGACCTGAATCCTGGCGCGAACAGATTATGTATCTCTATCCTAATGGGATGGCGCCACTTACTGCGATTCTCAGTTTGATTGGGTCTAAACGGGTCACTGATCCTAAGTTTCACTGGTGGACTCAGGAGCAGTCAACTGTACAGGGTGCAGTGTCTGGTGTTTATACTAATGCTGATCTTTCTACAGCCTATACCAGTGGTGGAGTGGCTGGAGATACTGTCTTTGTACAGGTCTCTGCTACTCTTGGCAATCGTATCAGAGTTGGCCATCAGATCCTTCTCCGTGATGCCAGCGACTATACAGTCGATGTAGTTGGAAAGGTAACTGATGTAGTTAGATCTGGTAATGCAAATCTGGCAGTTAAACTTCTGGAGAATGATGATAATTCAGCTACCCATGATCTGTCTGATTGCGATAACTTCAAGATCATCGGTAACATTAACCCTGAGGGTGGTGAGATGCCGGATGCTATTGCTCTAGATCCGGTTGAAGTATATAACTACACTCAGATCTTCCGAACTCCTCTCTCCCTTACTCGAACTGCATTGATGACCTCTCTGCGTACACCTGATGCTCGTCAAAAGGCCAAGGCAGAGTGTCTCGAGATGCACTCTTGGGAAATGGAGTTGGCCTTTCTGTGGGGTATTCGGACTCAGAACATCGGAGATAATGGGAAGCCTGAGCGCACTACGCTTGGAGTGATCAACTTCATCCGTCAGTATGCTGCGGCTAACTGTGATGATTATACCCTCAACGCCACTTACAATGGCCTCGACTGGACTGCATCTGGTGGTGGAGGTACTTGGATTCGTGCTATGTTGGAGCAAATCTTCCGATATGGAGCCGAGGAGAAATTATGTCTCTGTGGTTCTGGAGCTCTTCTTGGTATCGAAGCACTCTGCATGGCTGAAGGTCATATGACTCTCAATACCGGTCAGAAAATCTATGGTATGCAGATTCGTGAGTGGGAGACTCCATTTGGGTCTATTTATCTTAAGACTCATCCATTGTTCTCCCATGATGCAACCACTCGTAACATGATGGTAATCTTGGAGCCGAGGGAACTGGAGTTCAAGTATATCACCGATACTACTTTCTACGGGGAAGGATCAGCCAAGCAACATCCTGAAGGATATGGTGCTCGTAGGATTGATGGTATTAATGAGGAGTATCTCACCGAAGCTGGGCTCGAGTTTGGACTCCCGCAGAAGTGCGCTGTCCTCAATGGTGTCGGCTTGGACAATACCTAATCCTCCTTCGTTAGGTTGTCTGGCCCGCTAGCCGACGAAACCTGGGTGGGGTGAATCTCTCCTCCACCTCACCCAGTGTTTTAAATTTTTTAATTGTCTGTTTGGAGGTTCAAGATATGAATCTTCTAGAGCTTAAGAAACATTTTAGAGCATTGTCTGGGAGATATGATCTGATAGATGATGATCCTTCTAATACAGTCAACTTCCTTATAAATCAAGCTTCTAGATGGCTTGATAGACAGACTGAGCATCAGAAGTCTTTTGGTTCGCACTTTAGCATGCTCCAGGCTGATTCATATAGCTTATCAATACCTTTGTGCAGGGCTGTGAAGGAAGTTTGGGCATCTTCCACTACTGCACGATGGCAGATAGAAAAGAAGGATCTTCAAGATATCTGTGCTACTTATTTATCTAGTGCTCCTGTAAGTAGTGATGTTACTTACTATTCTCCAGTAATAACTAGGAAAATTCCTGAAGATGCTGATCTTAGTTCATTCTCATCTTATATGGCTTTTCTAGATACTATAACTAATCTAAGCCATAGCTATAATGGAATAGTTATAGTCCCTCCAGCTAGTGTTAATACACTTATAGAGGTAAGAGGTTATTACTATTCGTCAGAGTTATCAGATCCAGATGACCAAAACTTCTGGTCAGTAGTACATCCGATGACTTTACTTAAAGCCTCTTTAAGGGAATTAGAAGTATTTAACCAGAATGCTACTAAAGTTGAGTTATGGGAAAAGGCTCTTATGATTGAACTAGCTGATATTAATAAAGATCTAATACATGAGCTAATAGCTGAAGCTGACAATATGGAGCCAGGCGAAGATGGTGACATTAGTTAAATCAAAAGCTAGGTGAGGTAGTAAACCTTGCCTGGGAGGTGAGGATGAGTCCGGAGGAAAGAGAGAGTATCATCAACGAGGCGGTAGAGAGAACTTTACTAAAAATACCGGAAGTAGTTGGGACACTGATGGCGACTTACGCAGGAAAGATAAAGGATAGTAAGGAGTTCTATGATAATCATCCAGAGTTTAAAGACCATAGAGATATAGTAGCAGCTGTAATTGAGGATTTAGAGAATAAGAATTTTGGAAAATCTGTAAAAGAGTTAGCAGCTGAAGCTGTACCTGTAATTAGGAAAAGAATAGAGCAGACTAGGAAACTTAGTAATAAAGTTCCCGAAGTACCAAAGCTTGACTTCAATGGAGTGATATAATGGAAGTTCTTCGTGATGGTACCTTTTCGATGTTAATAAGCTCAGATGTACTGGCTAAGGGTATTAGGCCATCTAAGAGAATGCCTAGAGATTCTAAATTCCTGGTCCAGTGTATAGGAGCAGTTGGGATAGATAATATATTGCAAGTTATAGATGATCTAGAGTTAGATCGCATAGATGTTAGTGCGACTATCACGGATCCCTTTCCATACCCACAGATGTTTGTGTTTATAGATGTAATTATCTTCTGTGCTGAAAGTGAGATATATGAATTAGATGGGAGTACGCTTAACTTAATGATAGGATCACTTACATCTGGGACTCTGTGGAGTGCGGTAGATTATCATAGATTTATTTATCTAACCAATGGTCAGGTATCGGTAGTGAGAAGTCCTACAACAGGTCTCTATGCGCTAACGACTGACTATCCATCATCTGAAGCAGTAGCAGACTTTAATGGTCAGCCTCTTATTGGAGGATTTCACGACTAATGGCCGATTGGAAGACTTATAAAGGTCAAAAGCCCTGGTTATTATCTAAGTCCCAAGCCCCTAATATCTATAATCAGGGACATAGAATAACTACTCCAGGTGATCCAAGTTGGGATATAGAATATCCTGGACTTTCAAAGTCTAGCCCAATAACTCCTGGGCATGATCCCTGTGGGATGTGGGTTAGGAATGCTGCAGCCACGAGTCCTCCAGCGACGTTACCTCCTATAATTCCAATAATCAATACTCCAGCTAATTTATATTCTTTAAGTAATGTAGTCTGGGTACCTAATAAAGGGAGTGCTCAGTATGGTAGATTTGTAGCTTCATATAGCGATGGAGAGTATATATGTTATTCTGACGATGGAGGTAATCATTGGACTCAATATTATCCACCAGAGATATCTGGCAGTGTTATAAATTATTTAGAGTATCATCCTGAGACTGGTATAATAACTGCTTCCTTACTCAATCATTACAGTCTAGCCACTGGAAGAAGCTGTACAAGTGAAGATGGGATTACTTGGACTATTGGGCCTTATTTACCTAATAATAGATATAATGTATGCACTACGGACTATAATCCAACATCTGGGATATATTTCTCTACAGCGTATAGAAATGGATATGGATCTTACCACATTTACTCATATGATGCTCTAAATTGGACTGTTAGCTCGTGGTTAGCTTCATATTCGAGATATGAAGCATGTGCCTATTTTGAAGGCTATCAATGGTTACTTGATGTTACATATGACTATGGGCATAGATCTACATCAACAGTTCCACCTAGTTATACTGATATAAATGGGACTATATATGATCTATTTCATCTTGTATCTGCTCCTGATAGAGTTAGACTAGCTGCTGGAGATGACTTACTGTTATTTACTGAGTGTTATCTGCCATCTGGAAGTAGTACATGGCTGTCTTCAGGTGTGCATGTGACTTATATAGATTATAATAGAGAGTCAAAGATATTTATAGGTAAAGAAGGTATATATGGGAACCTGCTGTATTTTACGAGAGATGCTGAAGATTGGGTTACTCTAGATCTTGGAACTGTAGCTATTAGAGATGTAGCAATTGGAAGAGCTTCTGCAGTATCTGTAGATGGGACTCCTAGTTATAATAGATATATTACTTTTGCATGAGTTGATTAAAAAATTTAACCCACTTTGGAGGTAAGAAAGATGGCTAATGCAGCTCCTAATCACATTAAGTATTTGTTAGCTACTGGCGCTATTGATTTCTCAGGTGACTCTTTCAAAATTATCCTTATGCAGACAGGCTTTGTATTTGATAAAGATGTACATGAAGAATATGCTGATGTGTCTGGGAATGAGCTTGCTACTGCTAATGGCTATACACAGGGCTCCAAGACTCTATCAGGCGTTGCTGTAACTGAGGATGATGTAGATGATAGATGTGAGATAGTCTGGAGTAATGTTACTTGGACAGCTAGTGGTGGAGCTATTGGTCCAGCTAGTGGTGCTATTATCTATGATGATACTGTAGCAAGTGATCCAATTGTTGGATATATTGACTTTAATGGAGACCAAACTCAGCCGGATGGTGGAACTGTTACTATTATAGCACCTGAGATTAGAATCTCATAGGAGATTGAGATGTCAACAACAGCTCTGCCGACTACTTTAAGTCCTACTACTTTGGGTCCTACTACTGCACCCCCACCTACTCCTGCGCCATTAGAGATTGATCCAGATCCTATTAATCTAAGTATTTCATACTACAGTGTGCTGCATTATAATCCACCTATGCCATATAACGCAGGCTCATCTCAATCAGCTCAGTTTGACCCTATTGAGATTGATCTTGGGATAGTAGGACATGTACTAGATCTTGGCTTAGCGCCTACTTCTGTAGGATTAACTGTTAGTATTCTAAGTGGTGGAACTGACGTAGGCAAAGTCATTAATGTAGATCCGTTGGAGATAGCTATTATAGAACCAGCTGGAGGAGCTGTTACTCTTCAGCTCGGTAGATGTAATGTAGTAAGATGGGGTAAGATTGGATATTTTAACTTTGATATAGATGATAGTAATATAGCTGGTGAACGTCCTATGGATTGGGCTGGCTGTATTTATCATATTAGGAAGCTAGGTGATAAAGTTGCAATATATGGTGAGAATGGAGTTACGCTGATGAAACCTAGTGGAATCCACTGGGGAATGGATACTATTCAGCGAATAGGATTAAAAAATAAGGGTGCATTTGCAGGGAGTGATATGAGGCACTTCTTTGTAAATACTCTGGGTGAGTTGTTCCAGTTAGATGAGACTTTAACTAAGTTAGACTATGCAGAATATTTAGCTAATATGGGAACTATTATATTAACCTATGATCCTGAGAAGAATTTACTATATATATGTGATGGGTCTAGTGGTTATGTATATAGTCCAACATCAAAGAGTATGGGCGAATGTAGTGAGAATATAACTGGACTTGGTGCTAGGAATAATATCTTATATGTAGCAAGCGCTGGTGAAATAGTTACACCGAGATTAGATATATGTACAGACATTTATGACTTTGGTACTAGAAAGCCTAAGACTATCCAATCTGTCGAAGTTGGAACTAACCTTACAGACTTTCTATATGTATCAGTTGATTATAGGCTACATTATAAGGATGATTTTAGACAGATAGGGTGGTTCTTAGTCAATCCAGAAGGTAAAGCATGGCCTAAGTGTTATGGAACTGAGTTTAGGTTTAGAATAAGATCAACTGTATATGAGTATTTTGAAATAGATTATATGAAAGTAAGAGGTCACATCCATAGATTCTCTTGGTCTGATACTCAAAGAATTGAAGGTTATTAAATTTTTTAACTGTCTTGGGGATCAATATGGCTATAATGTTACTACCTGATCAGATACCTAGCTTTTGGGATAGTATTAAGTTTGCAGTGGTCAGAGCAGAATTGCTTAAGCCAGAGAAATGGGACAGATATTTAAATAGATTATTGTATAGCTTACTTAGTGCTAAAGCTCAGTGTTTTGTGAGATTGGATAATGATAGAAGATTACAGATGCTTGGATTAACAACTATAAATGTTGATTCAGTTAATGATGAGAAAACTTTGTTCTGTTACTCTCTTTATTCATTTGCTAAAGCTCCAATAGAGGTGTGGAAAAGTGATTATGAAGATTTAGTTAGATGGGCAAAAGCTAATGATTGTAGAAGTATTACCACTTGGTCTAATAATGAGAAAGCTATATCATTGTTTAAAGCTATGGGTATGAGTGAGAGGCTTAGAATGTATTATATTAGTATAGGAGGTGTATAATGGGAGGTGGCGGTGGAAGTGGTGATGGAGATACTGAAACCACTATCAGATATGCTGGATATGTAGAATCAAAGCATAGTAATTTTTTGGAAGCTGCTCAGGCTTACAGGGTGGCTATAATTCCACTCTCTCCTTATAGCAGCTATGATCAGATAGAATACGCAGATGCTTTCTTTGGTGTAGGATACGCGATTAGTAGTTTTCCATCACTATATGATATGTATGGGAAGTTCGTAGCTGGGTTAGATGTAGAGGCACTTTATACTCAGATATTAAATGATAGTGTGGAGAATGTGGCTATTAATAATCTAGTCTCTGCACATGCATCTGAGCTAGAAGATGATATTATCCAGAATGCAGACCCTAGATTTGTAACTGGTCTTAGGGATATTAACTCTGTAATGTCATCCTCCTTTATCATAGGTAGATCTGTGATAGAAAGTGCTAGGGTTAAGGCTATATCAAAGTATGATGCAGGACTCCGTGCTGCTATGATTCAGGCAGCTGGTCAGAGATGGCAGATGCATTTAGAGTGGAATAAAGCTGTAGTGATGAACTATGCAGAGATCATAAAGCTTTATTTTTCTGTAGCTATGGATATTAATAGTCATAATGTAGATATGGTATCTAAGGATAGACTCTGGCCATTCACAGTACTTGATTATGAAAGAGCTTGTCTAGGTGCATTACAGGGTGCTATGTCTACTAAGACAGATGCCGGTGGTGGAGCTTCGCAGGGTCAGAAAGCTATTGGTGGAGCATTAGGCGGTGCTGCAACTGGAGCAATGATAGGATCTTCAGTAGCTCCTGGATATGGTACTGCAATTGGAGCTGTAGTAGGTGGAATTCTTGGATTAGCTAGTTCATTTTTATAAGACAATTAAAAAATTTAATGCACTCATTGGAGGTTTAAGATGAATCAAGATTCTAATGACCAAACTCAGACTCAGAATTCTGGGTTTCTACAGGGTAACTGGCCTATGATTGCACAGTATCTAGCTGCAGCTGGTGAAGATATTGGTGCAGGTAGACCTATTGGAGCTGCTGTTGGTAAGGTTACTAGTCAGCAGATTCAGAATCAGAATTATGTAAAGATGCTACAGAAACTACTGGCCGGTGGAGGTAAGATTCAGGCTGATTCGCAGAATGTTACTATCAAAGCTCCAGTTGGGGCTTTTGGGCAGAATCAGCAGGCTTCAGATCCGGTTGGTGCAACTATGTCCGCACCTAAAAATCTTTTTCAGATTGGATCTGAGCAGCCTCCGACTCAGAGTCAGCCAACTCAACAGCCAGTTCAATCTCAGAGTACTAGTATTATGAGTGCACTATTAGGTGGAGCTGCAGATACACCAAACCCTTCCTCTAGTCCTCTAGGTAATATTAGTGCCGCCGACCTAGCAGGGCTGACGACTCAGGATATATCCCAGGCGTTACATTTTAAGACTACTCAAGATGAGATGGATCGTAGGAATCAGCTTGATGAAGTTAGAGAAAGGCTTGCTCTTAGGAAGTTAGAGTTAGATACAATGAGAGCTATAGCTAAAGGTGATGAGAAGACTGCTGGTATTAAAGAATATGAGTATGCAGTTAGGAATGGATATACTGGCACCTTTACAGAGTTTAAAAATACTTCTTCATCTGCTGGGATTGAGGATTATAATAAGGCTGTATCACAGGGTTATAAAGGATCTTATCTTGACTGGAAGCTTAAGCTTGCTAGTGCTGGTAGAAGTAATGTGACTGTTAATGTAGAGGGTAAGAAAGAGCTAGCTCAGGTCTTACAAGATGTGAAGGATAGTAGATACTTTACAGATCCTGCATCTGGAATAGGAGCTGACTTTGGTAAGCATCTCGAAACCAGAGGTGTTAGACAGAATCTTCTTAAATATGATCCTAAGAGTAATGAGTATGTGGGTGCTAAAGCTGAAGAGGCTGAGAAGTTCTATGAGCAGAAGTTTAAACAGGGTGGGGCTCAAGTTCTAGAACGTAGAGTTGAAGGTAGAGATCTAATTTGGAAGGTCAAATTCCCAGATGGGACAGTAAAGGAAATTAGATATGGCAACTAATTTGAAAGAAGGCTCGATGGCTAGTCAGTTGATGCAATCTTTATCTCAGAATAGTACTGAGGTTAAAGATAAAGAAGGTGCTGTTGCTAACTTGACTGAAGGATCTATGGCTAGACAGTTAATGACTAATCTACAGGCACCTAAGCCAGAGCCAGAATTAATGCCAGTAGCTAAATCTGAGGATAAAGGGCCCGGATTTGAAGCGGCAAAGAGACTATATTCAAATCAGGGCCTATATCCTACACTATATAATCCAGCAATGGCTATAAAAGCTGGATTACATATTAAGACTCCCCCTCCTGGAGGATTTGATGAGTTTGGTATGCCTTATGATGAGAAAGGACAACCTTATTATAAGGAAGGAAAGAATGATAGCGATGCTAGACCAGCTCCCTGGGGTAATGAATTAACTATCTCATCTGATAAATCTAAGCCTAGTTTTATTAGAAGAGCTTTGAAGAGTATTGGAGAGATGATAGGGAGAGAATCTGAGTCTAAATTATCAGAAGCTGCTAAGGCCCAATCTGTAGTCCAGATTATGGCTAAGGAAGCAGGAGTTCCACTTAATCAGTATAGACAATCGCCAGAGTTTATTGAACAGGCTGCTAGTTCCTTTGTCAATGCAGCTTCGTTAGGTATTGTTCCAGCTATTAAAAAGGAAATGACTGGAGAGATAGATTTTGAAGCTTCAAGTACTGCTGGCCATGTAGGGCATGCACTCGGATCATTAGGTGGGATGATGCTAGGTCCATTTAAGATTGGCCAAGCTGCAGCTGCGCCTATTATTAGATATATACCAAAAGCTACACAGGAGGGAGCTATAGCTGGTAGGATTCTTAAAGAAGCTCTGCATGATTCTATTATTATGGGAACTGGTATTGGAATATCTGGTACTGGTGAAGCTTTGGAGAAGACTACATTTACTCAGATGGCTGGATCATTAGGTGGATCTGCACTTAGTGGTGCTGCAGTTGGATCTATATTTGGGGCTGCTAGAGGTATATTTCCTAAAGAAGGAATGGAGAAAGGTGCGAGGATAGTTGCTGGACTTATAGGGCTTAATGCATATAGAGCAGCTGAAGTTGGAGGTAATCCATTTACTGACCGTAGATTAGGTGATGTAGTATTCGATATATTACTTGATGCGGCTTTTTTATATAGAGGCTTACCAAAATCTAGAGCTAATGATGTTATTAAAGATCTTGAAGATATTAATAAGAGTTATGAGAATATTAAGAAGATCGAGACTGTAGCTGGTAATGCTCCATCTGATATACAGGCAAAGGTAGAAGCTGAGACTCTAAATGTTGAGAGAACTAGGCTTAGGAATAAATATGATCAGTTTGTAAAGAAGATAGGTGGTGATATAGAACTACTTCATGATTATGCTATGATGGAAGAAGGACTAGCTAAGGCAAGAATTAGACCAGTTGATGTGTCTAGACCTGAGATGGCTGAAGATTATGTACAAAAGCCTGTTAGGTTGATTAAGAAAGAACAGGTTAAGATTAATAAACAGAGAGATGATAGGAAGAAGGAAGGGGAAACTATAGAGGTTAAACAACCAAAGATTGAAGAACCTCTATCCAAGAAAGAGAAAGTAGATACAACTCCTATTAATAGTGTTGAGGATCTCCAAGTTCTTGTAGACTCAGTACCTGAATTAAAGGGTAAGGTATCTGTAGATGCTCTTGGTGAAGAAGGTAGTATGTTACCTTCTGGAATGGCGCAGATCACGGTATTAGGTGATCATCCAGCTGCTGGTGGATCCTTTAGTGTTAAGGCTAATCTTAAGGATATAGTTAGTAGATTAGAGAAGGAAGCCGAGATTTGGACTAAAGCTAAGGAGAAGAAAGCTGCATCCGATGAGTCAATTAAAAAATTTAAAGAACTTGACGAGTCCGATGAGACTTTAACACCTCAGCAGATTAGAGCTCTTGACTCGATATTGGAGGATATAGAAGATGAATCCACTTTAAAATTTCGAGATACTAGGGAGATTAAGTTAAAGGAGAGGGAGAGGGAGATAGACTACTTTGGAGAAGGTAAGGATAAAGTAGAGCCTATTAATGAAGTTGATGAATCAACTGGGAATGCAGTTCTAAGGGATGATTTAGATAGTAGTTTTATGAAGTCTCCAGAAGATGTTAGTAGGCTACATCAGCTATTTGAAGAACGTATTAAGTCTGTTATGAGTGATCCTGAGCTTTATGTACAGAAGCTTATTAATGATGTAAGAAGATGGGTACAGGGAGAAGAGGTTGATATTAGTAAGATTAGAAATTCACTTAGTGATATGTCTAGTAGATCTAATGAATTAAGGGAATTCTTTAATACTGGCATAGATCACATGAGATTCATGGATGTAGTTAATGGTGCATCTAAATGGGCAAGAAATGTACAAAGACCGGGTGGTGGATTAGGTGGGTCAGGTCTTAATATGATGGTTCCTTTAGATAAGATACCTGATACTGTCAAATCTGCAATTAAGTATTTATTCCCTGGACAGACTAAGTTTAAGTTTATGGATCTCTCCAGAAATGAAAGACTTTGGAGATCGACTGGATTTTGGATTGGTAGAGATGGAAAGTGGAGATTTGAAATAGATCCTGCTGATATAAAGATTGAGATTCCTAAGTATGTTGAGGATAGCTATAAAAATGTTGGAGAAGGAGTGGCTCAATTAAAGAATTTAATGTATAGCGATAAGTTATATAAAGTCGTACCTAGATTAGAAAATATATTGGTGAAGTATGATAGAAAATTAGATTGTAATGGATGCTTTGATAGCGATACTGGTATTATATTTCTGAAGGACTTTCGCCCAGAAGTTATGATACATGAAGTTCAACATGCTGTTAATAATTATGTAGGGTCTAATTTTTTAGGTAGTAACTTAGCTTTCAATATAAAGTCATTGGTTGTTAAGACACTTTATAATCTATCCAAAGTTGAGAAGGATCATAAGATTAAAGCTGATATAAATAAAGTTATAAATGATCTAGTTACAAGTGGCCAGACAGATAGACAAGCACTTTATAAAATATCTAAACCTATATCATCAGTATGGGGAACTGTAGATAAGTTTATAGATCAGATGTCTAGTCAGGGATTTGATATGTATAGAGAAGATCCTGGTGAGATGGAGTCTAGGTTGGCTTCTTATAGACTATTAATGTCTAAGAGTAGAAGATCTCTAGAACCTCCATGGGTCTCATTAGATAGAATGCTGGTGGGTGAAGCTGGAAGAGTTGGCCCTGGATTCAAGCTATACACTGGTGGTGAGATTGAAGCAGCTGGTAAAGCTATAGTAGAAGGAGCTAGAAGGGTAGCTAGATATACATCTGAAGCAAGAGGGATGAAGAAACTTAGATTAGATGAGGCTTATGAGAGATCTAGAAGAGAATTTGTTAGATCTGTAATTGATAGATCTGGGAATATAAAAGAGAGTATGTTAGAGAATCTTGGTGAGGAAGGATATAATATTATACAGCGTTTAGTATTAGCTAAAGGTGCATCTGCAAGGGCATCTAAGGAATTAAAGCAGATGAGATCTGAGGTGTATAGTGGACTTAGTCGAAGAGAGAAAAAGATATTAGATGATATCATTCTTGATGATAGAATGATTGATATAGCTAAGTATAAATCAGAGAAAGAGTTTACATTTCCAAAAGGATTAACTGTAAAGGATTTTATAGCTCATAGAGCTATGTTTGGAGATTTAGAAAAACTTACACCGGCACAGGTTAGAAAGTTAGACTCTAGAGCAGCTGCATACTTTGAGTGGATGAAGAAGCCTCTTAGTGATATGATGAATGCAGGGCTTATTTCCCAAACTGAGTATGATGATTTAGTTGCACATAATTATAGAAGGATTAAGTTAGTAGATATATTTGATAAAAGATATGGGACTAAACTTGGAGATAAACGTAGAACTGTATATGATTCAGGTATTGAATCACTAGCAAAGGGTAGAGATACTGATATCTATGAGCCTTCGTCGGAAGTTATGGCATTGGAAGTATTTAATAGATCATATGGTAGAATCTTAAATAATGAAGCTAATAGAGCACTTTTAAACTTAGCTGAGACTGATCCTACTAATCCCTTTGTAAGAGTTAGGAGTGATAAACCGAAAAGTCAGCGAAGTGCTGATGATATGATTCCTAGTGGATGGCATAGAGTATTTGTGTTTGATAAGGGAAAGAGAAGATCTATGTGGATATCTCCGGATATGGGAAGGGAGTGGATTGTTAACTCCCCGGAGATTAGTTATAAAATGGGTCAAGTGCTTAGATGGGCAAGTGGGTCTCCAGTACTTAGAACATTTGCTACTGGGATTAACTGGGGTTTTGCAATTGCTAATGTTCCTAGAGACATTATGCATGCTTGGTTCACAGCTAGAAGATTTGAAAATGGTAAGTGGGAGTCGTTATATAGTCCAGTTGCACCTTTATACTCAATGCAGATTGGAAGAGATTTAGCTACTGTATTTTCAGATGCAGCTACTAAGAAAGGAAGATATAATGAGTATATTGATGAAGGTGGAGGAATGGAATTCTTAGTCCATCAAGGTAGATTATTACAGAGAGGAAGGCATATAGATAGTAAGATTAATGATATATTAGATTTCATGGGATACTTTGGTGAAACTGGAGAGATACTGACTAGATTAGCTATTAGAGAGAGGGTTATTAGGAAAGAGGCTAATAAGCGTGGTATTTCTGTAGAGGAGGCTAGAAAAGACAAAGATATTACCAGAGAGGCTACATTTGTCGCTAGAGATTATATGGACTTTGGCCAGGGTGGAGGGATTAGTAAAGCAGCTGACAATGCATTACCTTACTTAAATGCAGCTATTCAGGGATCAAGAGGATTATTTAGATCGTTCAAGCCTGGAAGTGGGATGGCACTCTCATCTACATTTAAGCTAGGTCAGTTAGCAAGTGTAGTAGTTGGGACTTATATAGCTTCTAATGCTATGGCACCTAAAACTATGAATGCACTACAAGGAGATAAGAATACAGAAGGTAATCTTGTTATCCCACTCGGTGATGATTTTGGCTTTGTAGATGACCAAGGAAATGATAGGTATGTCTACTTTAAAATCCCTATGGACCCTGGACAGAAGTTCTTTAAAACTTTATTTGAAGGAGCTACAGATAAGTGGTTAGGGAAGGAAGTTGATACTGATAGGATTGTTAGTACTTTGAAAGATCAGAGTCCTGTAGGGATTAGTCAGTTACCACCTACTGTCAGCGCAACACTCGGGTATTTAGCTAATAAAGACTTTTGGCTAAATGAAGATATTTGGAAGCAGACTTCTAAGCCACTAAGCTGGCCTGACAGTTCAGAGGAATATACATCTAAAACTCCACAGGCTTACATAGATCTTGGAAAGGCTACAGGGTTGAGTCCTGAGAGGACCAAGTATGCAGTTGAGGAACTTGTAACTAACGGAACTATTTGGTCTTACTTACTTAACCAAGGTTACGATGCAGCTTTTGGTGATCTTACAAAGGATAAGAAAGAGCAGCATATAGCTATGGCTATGTCGAAGTTTCCTGGATTTAAGAGATTTATAGGTGTAACTAATCCTTATTCTAGACATTCTAGTAAAATTGAAAAGGCTGAAGAGGATGCTGTATTAGATAGATTCGTCGAGAATAGAAATATGGATATGTTAGTTGAAGCATATCTGTATGGTAGTGGGAAGGTGTCGAGGGAAGAAGTAATTAAATATGCGAAGTCTTTTAATGATGTAGATAAGTTTGATAGATTGTATGAAAGACTTGAATGGGAAGAGTCAATTAAAAGTTTACCTGAGAAGTCTTTCTGGAGGAGGATGAAAGGATTACCTAATGAAGCTAAAGCAGAAGTGTTTATAGATAGATTGAATAAAGCTAGTGATAGAGAAAAAGATAAACTGTGGGAGGAGTTTTCTATAGTCTCTGCAGCTGGAGATGTCATAAGCGATGATTTAATGGATCTTATTGCCAGAAAGAGGTCAGATAAATAAGTGCATTAAAAAATTTAATTAACTGGGACTTTGTTTAAGATCAATATATCATCAGGATGACCAGGCTTATGAACTAATTTTATAATACCACTTATTTCAAGTGTCGATAGCACTCTATCAAGGGAAATCTTATCAAGATCACTTTCAAAGTGTCTCATAAAGTCTCGGATAGATACTACATTTGTTTTAGATAATTGAAAGAATGTATTAGCTCGGAAGATAATATCTGCTATGTCAGATTTACCAACTCCTTTGAATACTAGTCCCATTTTAATCTCTGCTTCTTCTAATGTAGTTATAGCTTCTTTTAAATTATACTCATCTAAAAACATAGTGTTTCTGTTACGAGACACAGAGTGGATCATAGCTAGTTTCATTAGATGAACTCTTCGTCTTCCATTGTACCCATCAAATCTTGGATCTGCAAAGGGTGGATTTAAAGATGATTCTCTACACCAAGAATCCCATAGCTCTATAAATCCATTAGTCCAAGTAAATTTTCCACTTAGTAGGCTTATCTTTTCTAGGTCATGAACTAGAGCCATGAATAGTTCGCGTTCTTCTTCTGTCTCAGTTGGTATAGTTACAAGTTTGCCATGTTTCTCTTCATATATGAAGATAATCCTTGAAGTCAATCCTCCACCTATTGATTCTATAGGTAATGAAGATCTTATTAGATCTGGAGTAGTGCCTGCAATTAGATTAACCCATACTCCATTTATTTCTTCTCTTTTACGACTTATAGTTTCGTAAGACCACTTACGATCACAGTCATACCAATCACATAGAGCTGCCATTAACTCTCTGTTGTGATATCCCAAGAAGACGGTAAATTCCTTTGATAAAATTGTAAGGGATGAATGAAACTGCTGTTCACCAGTATCTTGGTTTATATCTGTTAGGTTAGTATCTTTTAGATGTCTGATTAATGCTTGGAGAGAAGTAGCTTGAGCACTTAGACGAATAGCTGGTATTTCATTTAGAATAGCAAGCCCAGGATTCATCGCCGTACCCTTACCGGTAGCTGATGGCCCAACTAGAACTACATATAAGTTTGGATAGAATGTAAGTGAAGATCCCCAATCTATTCTAACTTTTCTCTGAAGAGCAGCTGCAACACAGGATATAGCTGTCCATTTTCTAAATAAGTAAGGTGGTTCAGAATTATTTGTTAAGGCTAGAAAAGCTGAGATCCAGTCGTCTAATAATCTATCACCAAAGTCCATTCTAATCTTCCATTTGAGATCTTAAAATAGATTTTAAGTTAGCTGGAGAGTAAGTAGATGGCTTGATCCACTTTCCATATTTATCAAGATGTCCTCCAACTTTCGTCATATTAGATCTATGAACTTCATTAAATATAGGTTCGATATCTATTCCATATTCAACTGCAGTACCAAGGACTACATAGAGTAAGTCGGCTAATCCGTCTGATATTTCAATTAAGCTATCAGCTACCATAGCATTGATTAGTTCCATAAATTCTTCCTTCATTAATCTTATTCTTTTAACTTTATCAGTAGGCTGTATTAATTTAGGATAGTTCGAGGTTGGTAGATGAAATGCAAGATGAAATTCTCTCACTTTGTTCTGCGCAGATCTCATTGTAGATTACCTCCAATTTATGGGCTAAATCAGCTTCATCATTGGGAAAGTCTTTATGTTTAATTTCTTTCATTAGCTCCTTAGACATATTTAGACCAATGGAGAGATCAACTGGTGTGTCTATTTTAATGCCTTTCCAAAATAGTGGTTGTTCAAGTGAGGATTTGATCAGGATTAGCATTCTAGCTTGCTCAGTCCATGGAATAGATAGTGGAATTTGAAAGACTACAGAGTCATGGATTTGAGCTAGGAGTTCAATAGGACGGAATAGATCTTGATTATAGAAGATATACTCTACTCCGTGTTCATTAATCTTATCTGCTGTAGTAGACTGAGGCAAATGTGCATAGGCTTCACGATAAGTTTCATAGCAAGCGCTTGCAGGGACATTAGGATACGAAGGGATAATAGGTCCCAGGAATAATCTATTTCTGCCCATGAGATTTGTGACCATCCTATTCTTCTTAAGCATGTTCTGTATAGTGACATGGTAGCCTCCACGGATTTGAGGGTATCCTCGATGGATTTGTTCTATTATACGTTTAGCTTCAGTTTCAGTCATTTCATTCTTAATAGCAAATGTTTTATAACCTACATCATAGTTAGTAGCATGATTGCCTTTCTTACCCCAGAATCTTTCAGATTGTCTGCCATCACCAAGAGAGGATGAACCGTCTTTAGATGAGATTTGGTCATATGGTTTACCTATGATTATAGAGGCAGTTAGACGATGCAGATCTATCCCTTTCTCAAAGGCTTCTATCTGTGATAATACTCCACCGACATAAGCAACTAATCTATTTTCTATCTGTGAAAGGTCGAATGAATATCCAAGATATCCTTCATCAAAAAGGAAATATTGAAGGAGATCATGTGGCCAGTTCTGCTGATTTCCTCCAGTACCGAAGATAGTCTGACCTGAAGATAGTCGTCCAGTCTCAGCTCCAACTGGTTTATATGAAGATCTATAACGTCCATCTATATCTACTTTACCTATATTTAGATAAGTAGATATACGCTTTGATAGACCTCTAATATCAAGAAGGATTCTGGCCGCAGCTGAGCCTTTGCATCCTAGTCTAAATATACGCTTAAGTGCATCAACATTTATAGTTTCACTATACTGACCTTTTAAATTCTGCTTTTTGTAGGGTTTAATACTAAGATCTTTATAAAAGTATTTCATTAATTGAGTTGGAGAATTATAGTTGATTTTATAGCCTACTTCTGAATATAATTCCTCAGCTTTAGATTCTAATTCAAGTTGTTCTTTCTCCTTACAACTAGCCATTCCAGTTACGTCTACTTTAATTCCACGCTCTGACATATAGATTAAAGGTTGAATAAGTTTACGCTGACGATTGTAGGTTTCGAGATTAGATTGTTTGATTAGTTCGGCTATCTGTTTAGGATGAGCATCACTAGTAGCTATAGAGTCCATACCATTATAAGTCCACCATTCTTCCCAGGAACCAGCACCTATCTTGATCCATTGCTTACCATCTTCTTTATAGTAAGGGATGTCTGTATGCATGGTAGTAACAAATGATAAGCCTGCATTAAAGTCGGGGAATGATATCTTTTGAGCAATCTGTGTACAGTGGAGATCACCTCTAGGACGGATACCATACTTATGGAGTAAGAATTGCGTATCAAAGATGAAATTAGCACCTCGTTTTTTGATCTTACTATCTTCTATAATTCTTGCTAGCATTAGGATTATTTGGTATTCTTGGTTGATGTCAAAGTAGTCTCCCTGTGAGTCTCGAAAAGGGATAGACATTGACTCAGTCGACTTGAAGGATATAGAAAAGCAGTCTACTTCTTTATTAATAACTTCAATGTCAATGTCTATAACGTCACCTCTTCTTCCAAGCTCGTAGCAATGATTAAGATATGACATGGCTTGGGAAAAAGAAGGTTTAGTGATAACTTTTCTACTGGTCCGTCTAATTATATGATACTCCGACTCTTTTGCAGCACGTAGAAGATCCTCTACAATTAAAGGCTTGTTGAGAAAGTTAAATTTAGGAGGGATAAATGTCGCTGGATGAAAAGTGGGGACAATCTTTAGGTTTGGGATAAGAGTAGATTCAATTATAGACCCTCGCCAGTTACTTATACCACTTCTATGGCATAGGGCGATAAGAGATATGTTACCCATAGCTACTACTACATTTAAGTTAGATAGTGCTTTTAATTCTTTTCCGAGTTCTTCTATATATTCGAGACCTTCTTTACTAATAGTCCATTTGTTATGAGAGTCTACATCTATGTAGGATCTTAGTGGCTTGTCTCCATCCTTAATTACATTAGTTATATATAGTTGATGTCGTGGAATCTTAGCAATAGTTAGACATTCGTCTAATCCATGACCAGCAGGGCCCACAAATGGCTTACGATAACGAATTTCTTGGAACGATGGTTGCTCGCCAACGATAGCCATTGTTGAGTTAACATCACCTGAAGGTGGAACGTAAGTTTTACGCATCTTCAATCTCCAATAAGTTGATTAAATTTTTTAATTCACTTGGATTTTCTAGAATTTAATACTTCTGTAATTGATTTAATAGCAGGTATCGCTTTAGGTTTTCCATCTCTTCAAAATCTACCAGAACTTTTGATCTACCTATAGTAGTCATTTTAATTATCCTTTGTAGTTATCTTGCATCCCCAGGTCCGCCCACATCTTCCTGGCTATACTGCTATATTTACTAAACTATAGCAGAATTTGATACCTCCCGCTATGCAAGCTAGTGATCTATCGTCCTCTTACACATCTACTCTTAATTCCAATTGAGGTATAGTGTTGTAATCCTTCGACTTCAACAAACTTTCCTACCAATGCACTGTTAGGTACATTTCCTAGATCTCCCCATATCTTTAAATCAACTGCATGAGGAATGATAGTCTTTTCGATATCTTCACAGATATGGTCACGTCTAGTTGTGTCGTATCTAAGTACTCTTAATATCATAAGTCACCTCCATTAAGTGTAGCTGTTAATATACCCCAAGACCGTGAAGTTTTACTAAGAAAGAGTCACGATAAGATTTGCTAAGTTCAAATCCAATAGGACTCATAGCTAAATGATCAGCAGCTATGATACCTACTCCTGAACCTAGGAATGGGATTAGTACACGAGACCCTGTGAAAGCAAAGGTGTCATAGATTTCTTTCATAAGTTCGAGCGGACGTTCAGTTGGATGAGTTTTCTGTGGAGGAGGAACAGGAGTGTACGTATAGACATTACTGCGACCTTGTTTATTAAGCGCTGGACGGCCCTTCCATGCATAGAAGAACATTTCATAGCTATTCGCAAGGTGTATTTCTGGCCGCTTGGATTGTCCAAACCCTTTATTCCATATTCCGCACATTCTAGTCGTATTAAATCCAGCATTGATGAGTTCCTTATAAATAGGTTCAAACCAAGGCTCAGGAGCAAACCAGCAGATGAGCCAAGAATGGTCAGCCATTACTCGATAGCACTCTTGAAAGAGTCTACGAATACCTTGCCATGAATTAGTTGGATTATTATGTCCTTCAATATAGATATCTCTATCAATTTCATTATACTCTTCCACTTGATAGATTGACTCTCCATCAGTCTTTTTGAGATCTCGAAGGTCTATTGCATATGGAGGATCAATCTCAACAAGGTGCATGATATTATCTGGTACCTTAGCTAGTAGCTCAAAACAGTTTCCAGTAACAAAATATTTGGAAAGTTGGTTTAGTTTACTACCTTCACGATTAGCTTCCAATCGCCTAGCAATATTATCCTTAGTAATCAATTCATCCATCTTTTTGATTACTTTAGTAGCATCCTTCTGAGTCTTACAATCTACAAATAAATCTGGAAATGATTCTCTAATCTCAGCTCGCTTGATAGCAGTAGAGACAGAGGCATTAGTTATACCAGCTAGAGACGCTGTATCATTGAGAGTCCATCCAGTTTGTCCAGGTCCAGGAGCTCTCACACCATAGATTTTCTGATTGAGTTCGTGGATTTCCTTAAGCAATGCATCACTTTCCCAATACTCAAAATCCTTACGATAGAAATTCTCTGCAAGCTCAATTGACTTCATTTCATAGTCATTTAATTCTCTATTAAATATACGAACTGGGATAGTAGGAACTTTATTTTTTTCTAGTACCCTAAATCTACGCTCACCAGCTAATAAAATAAACTTTCCATTATCTAGACGTTTGACAGCTAGAGGTTGAATAAGTCCTCTTTCCATCATAGATTTTTCCATGGCAGCTAGGTCACCTAATTCTTTTCTAGCTCTATCACTTACGATGATGTCAGATATTGATACCATTCCAACTTCTCCAACTTGAATCATAGTGAGCCCTCCTCAATAAGTTTAAGTAATTCTAATGCCTGTGATGAAGTTATAGTTGACGCTTTTATTACAGACTTCTTTTTAGGTTTTATAACTACTGGTTTAACATGAGTTCTCCGAGCTAAGCGAATTTGTCTAATATGCTCAAGGGCTTCATCATCACTCATGATTGTGATGCTTTTAATTAGAAGATCATCTAGATTTGACATCTTTACATATCCTTTCTGCAGTAGACATTGATTTTAATGCTTCTCTTGGCTTAACAGATTTTTCAAGTATACATCCTATTGCAAGCTGACCATGTTCTTCTACTATGTCGAGTAGATCTTCTAGAATAGTAGTCATGATAGCTTTTCTAATTCCATGAGTAGAGAGAAGTTTGTTAGCTCTATGTTTAAGTTCTTCTGATATCTCAAAGCTAAATCGAGGTATGTAGTAATGTTCATCTAATTTTGACATGTCTATCTCCAAGTTGTAGTAGGCATAATAGCAGAATGAATGATAGATTCTTTGTAGTGTCTAATTGAATTAACTAATTTAGATATCTCACATATTATATCAGTAGATGGTATGTAGCCTAATGATTTTAGATTATCACAAGCTGGATTGTAATAGTGATCCTGAGATTCTACCGACTCGCGAGGATTTTCAATATTAGATATTTTTACTTCTATATCTATTACATAACAAGCTAGTGTTACGAACCTGGCCAGCGCATTGATAGAATATACTTTTCCAAATTGATTAAAGGTACGATATTCGCCCTTGTCTGGAGGATTATCTATAGCAATAGTTAGACATTTGATAGATTCAGACAGTGGCAGATATCCACGAGTCTGATTACCTTCACCGTAGATAGTAAGTGGCATATTGCAGAGAGCTTGGACACAGAAGCGATTGATAACTGTACCAAAATACTGGTCATAGTCAAATCGAGTACGCTGTACTGGTAGATTGATCGGATAAGGCTCCAAACCGTATACTATTCCCTGCATAATATCAGTTGAACGAATACCCCAGTTTCGGCAAGCAAACTCGATATTATGAGTATCGTGGACTTTAGATAGATGATAGAATGAACCTGCAGTACGAGGAAACATTAGACCACCTATAGGACATGGTAGTAAAGTTCCCTTAAGACAGTTGGTAGGAATTTTTCCTTCAGGAATATCACAGTTTGGAGTACCATACTCACCAAGTGTTCCAAGCTTAATTAGATGAGCATCTGGGCAATTTCTATGTATAGCCCATAGAAGAGATAAAGTACCAATTAGATTATTTGACTGAGTTTCGATTGAAGATCTTACATCTTTCATAGAATATGGAGCAGATGGTTGTTCAGCTAAGTGGACTATAGTGTCAGGTTTGTATTCTGATAAAATCTTGTCAGTGATATAGTGATCTTGAAGGTTACACTTACATACTTGATCAAAGAAGTTATAGTGATCCTGAAGATATTCAAATCGTTCTTGTGCGCTAGATATTGGAGTGAGAGATTTACTTCCTATTCCATGTACTAAAGCTCGACGGGATAGATTGTCTAGTCCACAGACTGTATATTTATCTGGTTGGGATAGAAGATAATTAGCTAAAGTCCAGCCTATGTATCCATCTATACCAAGGATAAGTACTCTATTCATAAGAGATTAAACCTCCTTAGTTTTATTCTACCATAGCGAGCTATGTCTAGAGATAGGTTATGATAAGGAATTAATTCAAGTGTTACAAGTTCAACTAATCCTGAGTTAACTATAGCAGTCATGCAGTCTTTACAAGCTATTTCACGAGTATTCATGTACATAGTGCAACCACGAATAGATACTCCAAGACGAGCTGCATTAGAGATAGCATTGACTTCTGCATGAGCAGCAGGACATTCCATTAGACCCTCTCCAGATTTGTATCCCTTAGCTCTCCGAGGACAAGTATGGATTTTATCTATATTTAATGATTTGCTAACTTCAGATAGGTTAGTTAAGCTTATACTAGCAACTATATCTCCAGTGGGTGTTGGCTTACAGTGAGGATAATTACGAGCTGGGCCATTATAGCCAGTTGATACTATAGAATTATCGCGGACTATAATTACACCTATTTGTCGACTAAGACACTTTGATTTACGTGATACTGCATCACAGATATTTTTAAAGTAAATATCCCACTCATTCATATATCTCACCATTAATAGAAATCTGACAAGTCTCGCTCTTTCCTAAATATATCATATGCAAGTTGAGCATAGTGTGCAAGTTTAATAAAGTCTCGGAGAGTTTCCATCTCACCTCTTGCATTGATAGGATAGCGATTTAGATAACGTTTCATATTCTGAACGCAGTCAGCAGAGCTAAAGCCTCGAATTTGGTCATCACCATCTTCATTTTTATATTGGGGAATAGCATAATTCTTAATATGGAGGATAACTTTATTATTAAAGTCAGTCCATTCTTTAACTCTATCGACAGGCATAAGACCTCCAAGTGAATTAAATTTTTTAATTGACTTATGCGTGTTAGGTATGCGCATCCCACCTTAGGTTTAGTACTTAATATTTAGCGTCTTGCGACATACTTCTTAACCGTATTCTGATCTCCATATTCGTCAGATTTCTTTACTCCAACGATGAGCCAACCTTCTTTTTCAGGAAGGTCATCTGTCCAGGAGAATGGACGAGAGAAGTCAATTTCAAATGCAGTGGCAAACTGTTTGAACTTATACAACTCCCGCTGAAACTGCTTAGGAGTTAGCTTCTCTCTATCCAGTTCCCAGAAGAAGTCATTGAACTCCATGATCATTGGATCTTCAGGAACATCAAAGATTGGTTGATACCAGTTACAATCATTCTTATCGCTGGTACCAGTACGGACAGATACGATACGGGCTTTGACTTCAGTGTTCGGTCGAAGAATTGATGGTTCAGGAGCGCTAGAGATCTCATTTGAAAAATCACTGTAATCTGACATAGTCATGGCTGATACTCCTTTTCTAGATGTTAGTAGTTAGCTGGTAAATAAGAGTGTTAAAAAATTTAATCATCTTTGTTTGTATTTTTCTCTATCACCTCCTTATCTTCCTCGATGTTGTCTTGGTCATTAAACTGGCATTCTGCGTATCTACATATTGGTAATTCTAACCTATGAAATGGACATCCAGTATTATTACATTCAAGCATGTTAGAGCTCCAATTTAGGTTTATCTTCCCAATTAAGGCCTATCTTTTTAAGAATTTTCTTAATATTAGGATCTTCCTTATCAGACAGGCGACCATCACCTTTGAGACGTGATCGAGCGATATACTTACCTTGAGAATCAATAAGAAGTTGGCGATTTACACCAGATGATGTTTCTTCACCTCTGATGACATATAGTTCATCAAACTGCATTGGGATAGTAACCATCGCTTGACCAGTAGTAAAGAAACGATATGAGATTTTCTTAATATCATTACCTTCTTTAGTAGTGCCAATTATCTCTTCCAATGTCTTGAGGTGACCAGTGAGAATAAAATCACAAGGTAGATTCATAAGCTTCTTGATATAGTTAATCATATAAGTCTTTTGTGGAGTATAGTCACGATTCCACTTAGGGGCTTCTCCAGCGTGCTCTGCTTTGCTAAGTTGATAGTTCATCACTGCATCACCCCAGCTAGAGGCACTGTCAAGAGCATAAGTGCCGAACATATTAAAGTAGCCGGAGCTAAGACGAATATCAATAGTCCTCATCCATTCTCCGAATACTTTAGGATCATAAGGATCCTCTCGTTCCCACTGAGTATCGGCAATAATATCTCCGCTTGCAATCCACTTCCTAATAGACTTCGTCCCGCCTGCATCAAAGCTATCAATGTGAATTGGGAATCTGGCAGTGGATAGAAGAAAAGTCTTTCCACTTCCGCTCTCACCAGTGATAAGAGCGGAGAATCTTTTCTGCAAGGGATCGGAAGCATAGTATTCGCGAACTCTCTTAAGTTCTTTCTTTGCGTCATAGGCCATTATTGATTACCTCCTTTGTTAAATAGAATTGTCCTTATCTATTTCATCATTCTTTAGATTACTTAAGTACTCTTCTGCACCTATATAGGTAGTCCAGGTACCGTAGACCTTTCCTTTGTAGCATATTACAAATAGTTTATCGTCAAGTTCTACTACTTTATCCTCTCTAGCTGCTGTTAATAAAGCTTCTGACAATATTGATTTCACTTAGAACTCCATTCTAGATCTTTTTTGTTAGTAGTTTTAATATCTCTAGGATCCCAGTGTTCTTCGATAAAACCTAGTGGAGGTCTATCACACCTTTGGATAGGGTTCTGCCAGGAGATGCAAAAGTCATGGTACTTACATCCATAGTAATCTGTGCATGAGCTAGAATTCATACTAAATGCCATCATTACTGGGTCTGAATCTTTACAGTGAGTAAGACGATCCATCTCTCGTTCAAGTTCATTATATAGATCATTTACAGTCCATAGCCAGCTATTCATCTGATCAGGTGTCTTATATGCAGGAACTCGTAGGAAGGATATGTGATATCCAGCTTCTCGTAATTTTGACTTACGTTGAAGATACTCAAAAGCTGTACCACAGAATTCAACTCCTAAAACTTGGTCTATTGGAAACATACAGTACATACAGTGTGTGTAAGTACCATTTTGGATAGATAGTTGAAATTGCTCACTCCATTGTCTAGTAAAAGCTCCCTTCTTAGATTTATGATCCCAGGAGAAGATACGATCATCTTCTTTTCTCAATACTACTGAGTCCATACGATAGTAAAGTTTACGTCCTTGATAGTTAATAGGGACCGTACCAGAAGTTTCTGTTAATAATACTTGATTGTTATCTAGCTCTTTGTGCCTATCACTAGCATACTTTTCAAGAGCTATTAATGCAGCCATAGGATCTTTTGGACGATATAGTTCATCTGTTTCTTCACTAAATTTCTCACGATAGTTGGATTCAAATAACTCAAAAGCTTCATAAATCTTATCATATCCATGAATTAGTTGATATTCACGAGCTTTGTGCCAGCACTCACCAAACCATAGATCTTGAGCAGGTACCTCAGATCTCCATCCAAGTATATATTCATAAAAGAACAATCTTTTACATCTTTGAAAGCTATCTAATTTAGATGAATCAACTATAGACCAAGATGGCTTAGGTTCGATCTTCATTAGATTTCTCCTCTAGATGGAGGTTATAGTTTTTCATTAGTTTGATGTCTAGGAGTTCTTGAGTTAATCTAAGAATGCGCTCACAGGACTCTTGGCGGATAGATGTTCGATCAAGATAATCTGATCTATTAATGCTAGAATGCTCAATCAGTGCCTGTTTTCTCCACTCTCTTAAAGTACGTTCCGAGATAGTCATTGTCATTTTCCTTCTTTTAAGTTTTTCTCCAGGTAGTCTATCAAGCACCTTCATTCCTTCAGAATAGACTTTATCATACCTAGGAGGTGGTCTGAATCTAGCCAGAGTAGTGTCTCCAGTGTGTTAAATTTTTTAATTGTCTTGGTTGAAGACTATGTTTCTCTCTATATATTTCCCTCCTTTGAATAGAAGTAAATTTAGTCTACCATGTTTGTAAGCAAATGTAGCGCAGACTATGCTATTAAGAACATTTAAAGAGCAAGGAACGATATAGTCATTAGGAGATGAAGTCTTCATCGCTTCAGTAGTCTGTCTGTACATATCATTAGCTGCAAAGCGATTTAGCTTACCCTCTGTAACAAATACTATTGGTCCATAGCGCTCTGCATCACTAAAGTTATGTCCACTTTTGTTTACTATATATACCTTGCTCATCTAAGCCTCCTCGTCACTGAAATCTATATCTCGTGTCTGACTTTCTTGAGACCCAGTTGGTACTCTACTAAGAGCACTAACTACTCCAGGAGGTGCTGTAGACTTCGTAGATCTTAAATCTGCTTTAGACCTGCGATCACTAAAGGCAGGGTTGATTCTAGATAATTTCAATCTATGTTCCTCAGCTCTAGTCTGCTCTTCAAATTGGTTAATGATAGGAGATTTAGGCTTTTCTAGATCTGTGATGTTAGGTAAGTTATCCTTATTACAGGTGTGAGGATCAATAAGATCAACTATGATTCCCTTATACTTCAATGCTTTTCGTTTTAGGTCTAAGTTAGTACCACACTCAGAACAGAAGAATTGTCTTGGCATAGTTGTCAATCCTCCTCTAATTCATCATCTTCGTAATCATCTCTGTAATCAGGTTCTACATATACACGTAACTTTAACTGACCATAGGAACTATTATCTATAACTACTTTCTCAACCTCACATACGAGAAGGTATTCATCCAATAAGTGTGTAATTTCCTCAGATAACTTTGCTGGAACATAGCCGATTTTTACTTTCTCATTTAAGATACTGGAATTGTAGATTAATTCAATAGCATATTTATCGAACTTATTCCCAGGCTCCTTTACCATCTCAAGATATTGTCCCTCAGCTATCTCATTAATAACATTGCTAAGCTGGTAGTACTTAACTCCTGCTGCATAGAAAATATAATCTTTCATTCGTCTTTTCTCCTTTATAGTGTGTTAAATTTTTTAATTAACTGTTAGTCTAGATACCAAATTCCTCTTTCATGTTATTAGTGCTTGCTGCAAAGTCTAATAGAATGGCCTCCAGATTACGAATAGCACCCTTTATTAATTCACTTTCAATTTCGTTTAGGTAGTTATTTAGTAATAGGAGGCTTAGCGCATTGTGTATAAGGGTTATATTCCCCTTCATACAAAACTCACGATGGAATTGAAAGTCTTGCTTTATAGTCCTTTTCATTACTCTTTCTCCTCCAATAGTTGCACATAGACAGGAAATCGAGGAACTTTGCGTCCACTAGTAATGTGCTGATATTTAATCTTACAATACATACCAGGAAGCATACCTTTGATATCCCATAGTTGCTTACGCTGATCTTCTGTAAATCCAGTTCCGACATTGAAGGAATCGCCATTCCCACTCTCACAAATAAGTGCGCCAAGACGACCCTTAGGATTACCTTCAATAGACATTTCTTCTACATAGCCAATAATTTTGTAAGAGTCACTTTTCTTAGGTTTAAACTTCATAATCCAGGTAGATCGCTTTCGCTCGTAAGGTGCATCGAGATGGCGAACTATTATTCCCTCATAGCCTAATCTAACTATATTATCATATACCCGAGTTATTTCGTCTAGAGACTCACAAAGCCAGAATGGAGAGATCTTTATATATGGTAAGTTTAGATCTCTTAAACTTTCCAATAGTATAGTTCTTCTCATCTGTGGAAGTTCATTTACTATGTCAAAGATATGAAATTCTACTCTGTGAGAATCTGGATGAAGGTTGACAGTACGTTTAGTGATTGAGACAATAGTTTCAAAATTCTCTCCGTGTATGTAGAGCTCTCCATCAAATTCAGCTTGGAGTCTTGATATTGATAGAGATGAATTTATGTGAGGGACTGAGTATAGTATGTTTTCTTCACTGGAGAGTAGGATGTAGTTATTATCTAACTGTGTTACTGATGGGATAGCTCTACATCTTATTCCATCATACTTAGGTTGGACTATGTAAGGAGGTTTCCACTTGGCTAGGCGGCGTTCCTCGAAAGGAACACACTTCATAATATTCTTCCACCTATTGATGCTATCATACATAGCTTTTACCTATTATTAGATATTTAAATTATTTAATTAAGTCCTTTCTCAATAGATACAAATTTTGTATATTCTTTATTAAGCTTAGCAATAAACAGATGTAAGGAGGGCTTGGATAGATAGAAAGAAATTTGATTACCTATGTAGAGACTTATTGGCCAAATCTTATTACTATCTTGTACTATTCTAAACTCAATACCATTGGTTTCTTCTATCTCTGATAAGAATAATGATATAGCTGATAATTTCATTGCTTTTTCTCCTTATTAAATGCTCCGGAGACATATTGCAGTCTCCGGAGCTTTAAGTTATTGTTACTGGGCTAGTGCTCTGAGATCTGCGATCATCTTCTTCCGCGTATCTGCATCTGCAGCGAGGAACTTAGCCTTGAATGCAGCTTCAGCATCCATCTTGCCGGTATGAACAGCAACCCCCATCTTTGCAGATGCAAGACGAGATTGGATAGAGCTGATTGGTTCTCCTCGCTTGAGAGCTCCACGAATGTTGGCCTGAAGAGTTACACGCCAGTTTGCGAAGGCATTAGTATTAACGGCATCGTCTCCGAACATGGCTATAGACTCAGCCGCGGTGTCTCCGAACTCCACTTCAACTGAGACGGGACCAAGTTGCTTTATAACTTTACCTTCTGCATCCTTTCTCTCTGGAACCAGTGCTGATACTTCAATCTTTTTCATACTTTCCTCCTATTAGATTTGTTTTTTACTATAATAGGGACCATCCCTTTATAGCATTTGTTGACGATACAGTAAGTCTGTAAGGTTGTCAATGTAATAATTGGTACAGTTTGTATAAGTGTGTGTTAGACCTCCTTTCTTAGACTGGCCAGACATAGGGTAGGTTATCCGGCTCTGTCCATTCATACTGTCTGTAGAAGATTGGATCTTTGCGAAGTAAGTTGCTCCGATGAGAGGAGTGAAACTCAGGAGACCCAATCCAGGGAGGGAATGATACTTTTGGACTGTCAAGGACAATGTAAGGCATGTTGTTAGTGTAACCTTTGATGATCCAGGTACTGATACATAGATTATGATATACAGCTAGGCATTTTTCATAGCCACGCCACATACGGACTGCTGGATGATTCTTCCAACCATCGGACTTTCCTGTTAAAGTATCATAGATCTGCTTAGCCTCTATCCTTTGTTTACCTAAACGTTTGTTATCTAGACATATGATGCTTCTGGTCAGCTCTGGATATGGTAGGAATGTCTGCATAGATATCTCCTTAGATATATAGAAGTAATAGATCTTAGACCTCATAGGTTAGATTCTAAAATATATAAATTATCCAACTTATAGTTATATACCATGCTATAGATGAAATTGCGGCCCAGATGCATATAGTAGCTAGGTCTATCTCAGACTTCTTCTCTTCTTCATTCTTCTTCATTATCATAGTTTCCCTCCTCCATCTCTTTAAACATCTTATAGCATGTTGGACATAGGTAGAGACCATTATAGGGTATTAGAGTATCTATACAACAGCAATAGCATTCATCACAGCACATGAAGTCCTCCAGTGGATTAAAAAATTTAATTAACTTATTTTTTAATTAAGTCTGCTAACTCATTTAATAAATTATTTATCTGCTCTTGTGTTAGATGACTAGTAACAGTAGATTTCTTAACACTATTAATCACTCTAATCTTAGTCCTCATAGCCCATTCTCGATCTATCAATTCATAGCGCTTCTTCAAATCTTTATACTCACTCTCTAAACGATAATACTCTTGTCTGAGTGCATCTAATGCACTTTTTCTTTTACGTATTTCTTTTAATAATTCACTTTTACCATCTGTAAGTAGATTCATAGTTCCTCCTTATCTCAACTTACCATTTTTTGAGTTATTAAAAATATACTTTCATTATCCCAATCCTAACATATCTAAAAACAATTGTAAATAAGCAAATGATGATAGTTTGCAATTACGCTCCCATTTACAGTTTCCTCAATACCTTAAGTGTGAAAGTGAATTAAATTATTTAATCATCTAATTTCTTCTGCACACACCAGTCTGATTCCATTAGCATTCTATCCTTTTCTTTTATCCTCTCATAATCAGCATTTATTTCCTCATCTGTCTTAGCTCTCAGCATGTTACTATTACTATTACTATCAATACACTCCTGTCCACCATCATCATCTTCTACATTCCTATCTATACTTCCTCCTCTACTCCGCTTTATTGCATCTAATTTAACCTTCAACTTAGCGTCTTCCAATGCCTCTCTTAACCTTTTCTTAGCTAATAACCTCTCTATCTCGTTACTATCTCTTATCTCTTGCTTAATCCTTTTCTTCCTTTCTTTCTCCTCTATTTCATTCTTAATCCTCTCAGCCTTAACACTTTCCTCGTATTCAGCTTTCTTCTTCTTCACATACTCTACATATATCTTCATATCCTTACTCCCATCTGGCCTAACCCATGGTAGATCTTTATTAACTACCCGGCAATCGAATGCAGGACTATTATCTACCATGTTTGAAAAGTCTTGACTCCTACTCTCAACCACTCTAGCTATCTTCTTAGCTAATTCAATATCTTCCTTCAAAGGCTTCTCACTTGTACCATACTTATCCTCAGCTGTCTCAATAGTTTGAGATTTAAACTCTCTATAACCTAGCTCACTTTCCTTTCTAATCTCCTCCAACTGCATATTATGTAGTAAATTCCTCTTTCCTTTATCTCCTGGATTAAGATCTATCCTAAACTTACTCTGTAAATAATCACTAGCCTGCTGCACTTCAAACTCTATAACCTTCCCATCTTCCAACAACTTCTCATAAACCATATCCAGTATACTCCTCAACACATCACTCATAAATCTATTCCTTCTTCCATTATCCTCTAGCCATTTATCTAAACTAGCTATCTTCCTCCTCTCATACCATACCTGTATCAGTGCGTCTCCCTTAAAATTCTTCGGTCTCATCATAGCCTTCCCTCTCGTACTATCTTCCTTTCCTCCTACTCCTATCCTCCACTTACTCATCTTACCTCCCTCCTCCTCCCTAGTTCATTAAATAATTTAACTCTCTTCCTCTTTCTCTTAATCTTAATCTATTTCTTTAATGTTATTAATTTTATTATTCTTTATTGCTAATCGTCTACCTCTTTTTTTTTTTTTTTTTTTTTTTTTTTTTTTTTTGGGGTTGGAAAATAAAAAAAAAAAAAAAAAAAAAAAAAAAAAAAAAAAAAAA